ATTTGTGTATTTCTTTTAATAGATCTTTGTTATTAAGATAGTTAACTTTTCTCAACGATTGCTCCTAAGTTATTGTATTTATTATAAAGTATGCAGTTAATTTTGTCAACTAAATACTGCAAGGAGACAGTGCAATCAAGCAATTTCTTTAAGATATGGCGTATATATGGATATTGGGCGATAGTTGGGGCGACGATTGGGGATGTCCAGGCACAGCATTTGGTGTTAGTCCAGACAAAGCATTTACCTACCAATTTGAGCAAAAGCATCGAGTTCGTAATCTAGCCCGAGCAGGCAAAGGAAATAAATTTTCTCTATCTCTTGCAGAAGACGCATTTAATGCAGGAGCCGAACCTCCCAGCCATATAATACAGTTTTGGACCGATTGTTTTAGAGATCTAGATTTCGACGAAGGATTTAGATGGAAAACAGAACCCCTGCTTCACGAGACTGTAAAAAAACGCTTACAGCATATTCAAAGATTAAAACAAGAACTAGGTAATCCTAAATGGGCATTAATAGGCGGACATGCACCGTTGCCTGATTATTTAGAAAAAATATTTACACCTAATTTCTGTATCAGAAATTGGCGCGACGATCTGTTAAAAAAACAGTTCGGCTTTGTTCCTAGTAGCGTAGTAGGTCAGTTAACTCTTTTTAATCAAGGAATAAACAAGGATACTCGTCGAACTAAAAAAAAGATTTTAAATGACATAGTTCGAATTAGATTAGAAATGCAACGTTCTAATAAATTTCACGACGATGCTCATCCTTCGTGGCCCGCCTACAAAGAACTTTCCGAAGATTTGCTATTGTGGATTGCTAAGACTTGTTAATTGTAAATTTTAATCAGTAATGTATGTACTTTATTTTGTCAACTAAATACTGCAAGGAGACCAAGCATGGCAAACAATCCTCAAAGTAATAGTCCTGGTATAATAGACAGAGTTACTAGTGGCATCGGTGGCGCAATATCAGAAACCGGTCTAGGCAAACTGTTTCGATCAGGAAGTATTCCGCCAGGAGCAGAGCGTGCAACTCAGGCTTATATTCCGGCGAATTTTAAGGAAAGAGTAGACTGGAGAGTGAAACTAAGCCTTCCTCCCGGCGGAGCATTTGAGCAGCCTGAGCAGAGTCAAGTTCAAGGTAGCGATACTTCCAAAGGAACAGTAGTTAATGATCCTCTAGCACCATTATATGCAACAAACGGAATGGTGTTTCCGTACACTCCTAATATCTATATAACTTATTCTGCAAACTATGATAACCTAGCACCTACACATTCTAATTACCCGTTTCCTGTGTATCAAAACTCTGCAGTCGATCAATTTGTAATTACGGGCGAGTTCACAGTCGAAAATGCCGAAGAGGCACGTTATTGGATTGCAGCCAATCATTATCTGCGTTCAATAACCAAAATGAATTACGGAGTGGGGGGGACAGGAGCACCCCCGCCTGTGGTTAAACTAGACGGCTACGGAGATTTTGTTTTCAAAAAAGTACCTGTAGTTGTTCAACAGTTCAACATTGAATTAAGCGACGGTGTTGACTACATAAGAGCATCGATAGGCGAAAATGGATCTTGGGCGCCTACACGTAGCACAATTGCTGTAACACTTCAGCCAGCATACAGCAGGGATACTGTAAGTCAATTTAGTTTCAACGATTTTGTTAACGGCGAATATATACTAGGCGACGGAAGGTTCATATAATGGCAAATTACACAGGATCTAGTCCTTGGAATAAAACAAAATTCAGAGGTAATAGATATCTTGATATTCTTGAAATTAGACCAGTGCCTGCAGAATCAGACGATTTTCTATATGAAATAGAACCACAATATACTTACAGACCAGATCTTCTTGCTTATGATTTGTATGACAATTACAAGTTATGGTGGGTTTTTGCACAACGCAACATGAATGTGCTGAAAGATCCTGTTTATGACTTTACTGCAGGAACAGAAATCTATCTACCCAAAGCTTCAAGTCTTGGCGAATTGCTAGGAGTCTAAGATGCCCTTAGGTAGATTTGACGAATTTTCAGGAGCAGGAGCAGGCATACCTAATACTCCTTTAGACAACGAGCCTACTCCAAATTTACAATCTAAAAAAGAATCTCCTAATATAACAGTCGGCCCAAATGCACAGTCACCTGCTAATTTTAATTTAAATTCTAACGAATCAGAAAATACAAATAGTGCAAGCGTTGTATATCCTGCAGGAACTAATCCAGGAAGGCCGGGCGGTGAATCAGGAGAAAGGGGACCTAGAAAAAAACCCAATGTGTTAAAAGGATTTGCATCTTATAGTGTTATTATTACCATTGCCGCATTAACAAAGCAGGAACTAGCCGATCCTGATAATTCTTATCGGGCAAGCAATCCTCAAAACGTTATACTTCGATCCGGCGGGTCGCAAAATCAACAAGTTAAAACTTCTTACGAACGCGAAGCAGGTATTACACTAGAATATTATATTGATAATCTTGACATAGAAACTATAATGGCACCTACGCCTCTTACTATGCAGACCAACGCAACAACATTTAGATTTCAAGTTATTGAGCCTTATTCGATGGGAATTTTTCTTGAAACACTTGCAAATTCAGTTGATATAGACCAACTTGACACAAACAGTAAGCCTAATTATGCCACACAGCCTTATGTCATGATTTTAGATTTTGTGGGATACGATAATGAAGGTAGAGAAATAAGTGCTGATTCAGGCGCACAGATCAGACGTTATATTCCTTTGAGGTTTACAGAAATTGAATTTAATGTCAGCGGCGGAGGAAGCGTGTATGACATACAGGCAATTGCATACAACGATTATGCACTTGCAGACGAAATACAATCTATACCACAAGATGCTCATATAATTGGATCTACAGTTGCCGAGGCTTTACAAACTGGTTTTCAAAGTCTTACAAAAATGCTGAACGACCGAGAACTAAATGAGAAAGAAAAAGGCAATAAATCTGCAGCCAATGCCTACATAATAATGTTTCCAAATGAGCAAAGTTCTGCTGATGATCCCTATAAAGGCACCATTGAAGATCCTAGGGGTGCCACGTCAGTGCCTCCTCAGATTGGTGCAACAATAAGAGCAGTTGCTGAAAATGGCTTTAACGAAGAAAGGCTAAAAGATTTTGCAGAACTGTCTGAAAATATAAACGAGATAGGAAAAAGCAAACTTTCCGATGAAGTTTTTGATGGGTCTGCAAAACCACATCGATCGACAGCCGACGTTGACAATCCCGATATCTCACTCGTTTCTCAAGCATTTAACAGTATTAATATACATCAGGGGCAACGAATACAAGATATTATAGAAGAATTGTTTTTAAATTCTATATACGGACAAGAATTTGCTACTAAGACTCCAGACTCTAGAGGAATGTTACCTTATTTTAGAATAGAGACTGAGGTATATGAAATTGTTAATCCTGCAAACGAAAAATTAAGAGGATCTTCTGCAAAGATTTTTGTATACAGAGTGCTTACTTACAAAGTACATGCTGCACACCTAGCCGGCTCCTCGCAAAAACCTCCTGGCCTGCCCGCATTAAAAAGCAGTATACCCAAAGAATACAATTATCTTTATACTGGCCAGAATGATGATATTTTAGATTTTGATCTTCAGTTTAACACTGCCTTCTTTCAAACTTTACAGTTTGATTATTTTCAAGCAGGACAGGACCAAACGACAGGCGCAGCATTTAGCAGATCGCCCATTGCAAATGTGACGCCAGGTATAAACGAAGGCGACAGAGGAGATCCTGAAAATGAACCACAAGTAGAGACACAAAGTACAATACAGGCTGGAACAAATTCTGCTATTATATCTGGTACACAGCGTGAATCTGCTGCAACACGAATATCTAGAGCATTCAACGATGCCATAGTTAATGGTATAGATTTGATAACCGCAGAAATGGAGATATGGGGCGATCCCTATTATCTTAACGATAGCGGTATGGGAAATTTTCGTTCGCCGCGTGTTGGTAATCAGCAAACTGCAAACGGTGCAATCGACTACCAATACGAGGAAGCGTTTATTATTTTAAATTTTAGAACTCCGCTTGATATTAATTCAGACACAGGCGGGTATAGATTTCCCGAAGTAGGCGGCGAACCTGTAAGAAAATTTTCGGGAGTTTATAGGGTTACAGAAATTACAAATTCTATTAGCGCAAATAAGTTTACACAACGTTTGAAAATGATAAGATTGAGAAATCAATATGGAGAAGAAACAGCAGGGTCTACAAATATAAAAGAAGACGGGCAAGAATTATTCGCAGAACTTCTTAGACAAAACGAAGCAGCTGAAGACCTAGTTTCTCCAATCCCCGAAGGAACTGTAGAAGTAGGACCAATTGAAGTAGTAAATCCGCCAGAAGAAATTCAAAATCCGGTCACAGGCGAAGGCACGATTCCTCCTTCCGGTTCGACATTTATAAGTCCTTAATTTAACCAGAAGATAAAAATATGGTAGATAGAGTTAACACATACACAGGTATATCGAAGAGAAGCGTAAAGTCTCAGGTTGATACATCTCCGCCTAGTAATCCTAGAATTGCAGTTGTTACCAACCATCTAGATTCAGAATATATGGGTGCGATAGAAGTTCAATTACAGCATAAAAGCAAATCGGGCAATATACAAAACGATCCTGGCACCTTTTTTACAGCAAGATACCTATCACCTTTCTACGGAGTTACACCGCTTGCAGGAATCCAACCTAATCAGGGTCATGAATATTCTCAGAAATCTTATGGAATGTGGTTTATACCCCCTGACATTGGCAGCAAAGTTCTTGTTATATTTGCTGAAGGCGGCGAAGTTTTTTGGATTGGTTGCATTCCAGAAAAAGACACCAACTTTCAAATGCCTGCAGGAGATGTTGCCACTACCTTACATAAAGATCTTGATAGATCACAGGAAAAACTTCCTGTAGGAGAAATAAACAAACTGCTTTTGTCACCAGCCGAGCAAACGCAACAAGATGCAACCTTTATTTTAAAACCTGTGAATAGCGACTATGCGGATAATCTTTCACTAAGAGGATTAAATTCTGACGAGACTAGAGGCCTAACAACATCAAGTGCTAGAAGAGAAACTCCTTCTAGAGTATTTGGTATTTCCACACCGGGTCCATACGATAGAAGGAATTCAGACATAACTGCCTCTTATGGCGAAGGATCAACACCTCATAATAGATTAGGCGGTTCATCTATTGTAATGGACGACGGTGACGACAGATACCTAAGAAAAGGCAGGTCTGATGCTGCACCGTCAGAGTATGCTCCTCGCACCCCCGAAAATAATGAAGGAGACGTAACAATACCGCATAACGAAATGTTGCGTCTCAAAACAAGAACCGGCCATCAAATACTGATGCACAATTCAGAAGACCTAATCTATATCGGAAACAGCCGCGGCACAGCATGGGTAGAATTAACTTCAAATGGAAAAATTGACATCTACTCAGAAGATTCAATTTCAGTACGCACTGCACAGGACCTAAACTTCAAAGCAGACAGAGATATTAATTTTCAAGCAGACAGAGATTTCAATGTAAAAGCCAAAAAAAATATCACCTTTGAAGCAGAACAAGAAGACTTTCAATTAATAGTTGGTAGAAATAATCAGATTACAACTGGCGGTTTTTTACATGTTAACACAGACAAAGACATACGGTTAGAATCTAATACAAGCAGTATAGATGTTTTAGCGGAGACTAATCTTAACTTAGAATCTGCAGCAGAGTCTACAAATATTCTGTCTCAAAAGAATAACTCTTTTACTGCAACAGATGGCGACACAAGCATCCTAAGCGGACGCTACTATCTTGCTTCGACTGGAAAAACCTACCACATGAATGACGGTAATGCTCCGCCGAGAACTGCTGTAAGCGCAACATCAGCAACACAAGCGGTAGCACTTACTACATGGTCTGTATCTCAGGGAGAAACAGAAACAATTATGCGTCGTGTACCTGCTAGAGAACCATGGCTGTCTCACGAAAACCTTGCACCGTTAAACTTTGCACCAGAAGAAACTGACATTAAAAAACCCAATGAAGATGCGACAGCAATTACTTCATTCGCTCCTGTGGAAGGTGAATACAAATTTACAGCAGACACATTTAGAAAAGGCACATAAAGCAAGGTAAATATTAGAATGAGCACATTAGAAAAAAATCTATACACCGATATAAATGTCCCTGCTAATAAAAAACCTCAAGCAGTGCCAGAAAGTCGTGCCTATAGAGGATTTTCTACAGTAAATCCTGAATCTGACAGTTTTGTACTTTACGATCTTGCTATAATCAAGCAGGATATAATAAACCATTTTCATATTCGCCAAGGTGAAAAACTTGACAATCCTGAGTTTGGCACGATTATATGGGATCTTATCTACGAACCTCTCACTGAACAACTGAGAGATTTAATTGTACAAAACGTAAGCACTATTATCAACTATGATCCTAGGGTAAATGTTAAAGAAATTATAGTTGATACATTCGACAAAGGCATTCAAGTAGAGTGCGAACTAACCTATCTGCCATATAATATCTCAGAATTTCTGCGTTTGCGATTTGACGAAGACGCAGGTCTTATTAATTAACTACGCAGTTTTTTATAGAAAATAAATACTCTTATATAGAGGAACAACTATGTCGTCTACAGATAGACAAAATCGCTTGCTGGCAGCAGAAGACTGGACAAGAGTCTACCAATCGTTTAGAAATGCAGAATTCCAAAGTTATGACTTTGATAATCTGCGCCGCACAATGATCGCCTATCTTAGAGAAAACTATCCAGAAGATTTTAACGACTACATAGAATCTTCCGAGTATCTTGCTCTTATAGATATGATTGCGTTTCTCGGACAGAATATTGCTTTTAGAATAGACTTAAATGCTAGAGAAAACTACATAGAACTAGCAGAAAGAAGAGAAAGCGTTCTTAGACTTGCTAGGCTATTAAGTTACAACCCTAAAAGAAATCAAGCAGCAAATGGGCTACTTAAGATAGATTCAGTATCCACTACAGAAACTGTCGTTGATTCTAACAATGTCAATCTTGCTTCAAGAAACGTAAATTGGAACGATCCTGCTAATACAAACTGGAGAGAACAGTTTCAGAGAGTGCTAAATGCTGCACTTCCTCAGAACGGCAAAATAGGCAATCCTAACAAAAGTGCAAATGTAAATGGGGTGCCGACTCAACAGTACAGAGTAAACGGCACACGCAATCAGGTTCCTGTATACAGTTATTCAAAAACTGTAGACGGAAGAACTGTGCAATTTGAAGTTGTATCTACAGATATTACAGAAGATGCAATCCGAGAAGAAGCACCTAGACCAGATAATAACCTTGCATTCCTATTCAGGGACGACGGTCAAGGACCTGCAAGCACAAACACAGGCTATTTCTGCCATTTTCGACAGGGCGCACTCGATTTCGGCAATTTTGCAGTTACAAATCCCAGTGCCAGTCAAACAGTTTCCATAGATGCAAAAAACATAAACAATTCAGATCTATGGTTGTATTCAGTAGATAGAAATGGCGTAGAAAGAAATCTTTGGACACAGGTAGATGCTGTTGAAGGCAATAACGTAATCTATAACAGTCTAGCAGACGATCAAAGAAATATATATTCTGTTCTTACAAGAATTGAAGATAGAGTAAACCTTATCTTTGCAGATGGTACTTTCGGTAATCTTCCAGAAGGTAATTTTAGGGTATATTATAGAACTTCTGCTAACCGAAGACTAATTATTTCTCCTAACAGCATGCGAGCAATTGCAGTATCTGTGCCCTATATTTCCCGCACAGGACAACAAGAAACTCTTACTCTTGTGCTTTCTCTTAAAACAACTGTTGACAATGCTACGGTATCGGAAACAAACGAAAGCATAAGAACAAATGCTCCTAGTACCTATTACACTCAGAACAGAATGGTAACTGGCGAAGATTACCAGGTCGCGCCTCTTGCAGTAAGTCAAGAAATTGTAAAAGCAAAATCTGTCAATAGAACATCTAGCGGTATTTCTAGATATTTTGATCTTGTAGATGCTACAGGAAAATATTCCAACACAAATCTATTCGGTACCGACGGGGCGTTGTATAAAGATTTTACAACTCCAAAAACTGAATTTACATTTGAAAATATCACGGACATTGAAGGCGAAATTTTAAATACCCTTGAACCTATACTTGCTGACACAAAACTTAACAATTATTATCTAAGCGAATTTCCAAAACTTTTTGTAAGAGATCTAGGTAGTATATGGTATCAATCAACAACTGACACAAATCAATCTACTGGATATTTTGAAAATCAAAATGATGT